TTTGACTATTTTCTGAATTATGTTTATACACACCTCCATTAGATATAGAATAAGCTGCAAAAGGCAAATATTCTACCATAGCAAAGTGTATTAACATAGGTTGTATATAATCGTTTACTAAAGATAGGTAATCTCCAGATAATGTGCCAGCTAAAATATCAGCACTTATTTTTTCATACAAATCTGTACCTAAGTAATTTTGTATGTGTATTTCTTGTGCTAGATCAATAAACTGTATAAACTTATCTGTATCTACATTTGAATTTAATGCAGTATTTTTTACTAAATCTGATCGCTTTATAAAGAGTGCTTTTGCCATTATTCTTCTGTATTAATTTGTTCTTCTTCTATAATTTCACCTTCTCCTTTTTTTATACCAGTTTCTTTTTCTATCTCAGCATCATTTATAGCATTTGTTAAGTCAGTAAATTCTAAAGGTTGTAGTGTTTTAAAGTATATATCTAATTCAATTCCGTTGTACATTAATACTTTTTCTAATTCATCTAGTATAGTAACTTGCATAGGTCGTATAACTGTATTATCCATAAGCAAAGAAGCTGTTTGTAGTTCTTCGGCATTATTTCCTAATCCAGTATTGTCTTTTATACCTACAAGCATAGGAGATACAATTCTGTGAGACACCATAACTTTTCTCATTGATTCATCACTAAGAAATTTATACTGTTCGTGTGCGTCACTTAGTATAACTGGCTCAATACTTGCAGAAAGCTCTTTGCTATCGTTAAACGCTAATATAAATCTACCAGCATTAGAAGAGCCACTAAATTTTTCTTGTATGTTTTGCTCAATCAAAGATCGTTGCTCTTCTGTAGGAACACCGTTATTAAAGTTTATAAGCATACTTGGAGCCAAGCCATTTTGTATATTATTTATATGATAGTTCGCTATCTCTTCTTCTAGTTCTGCATATTGTAATCCTCCTTGATAATCTACAGGAGAGTAATAGTAAAAACCAGCTCTATAAGGTTTAATATATAATATTTCTAATCCTGAGCTACTTGTGCCAAATGCAGGTATTCTTTTTGGTTGTGTCTTATAAGTTACTTCTGACCAATCTTTAGCGTAGTAATAACCCTTGATTTCACCCTTGTTATTTGCTTTCTCTGCCCTTAACGTCTCTACGGGCATGTGTTCTACCTGCACAATCTTTTTCCTATCCTTAGAATAGATTATTTGAATTGCAGCTTGTCCCATCATCTTGTAGTCATAACATACTTTTTTCATACAAGATTTAGTAAAGAGCTCTTTCATTTCTTTATAATCTTTTCCCTTAGCATCTTCTTCAACAGCTTCTAACCCTTTTCCATATATCATTTCAGCAATACCATTAATAGCAGCGTTATTAGTAGCACTGCCATTGTATCTGTCAATTAAATAATCAAAGTAATTGTTGTCTTCTCCATACTCTACCCAATCTCTATTGTATTGTTCTACAATTTCTGGTCGTGTATAAGATGACATATTGACTATATGTATCTTTCCTTTTTCTGCTTTTGGCAATGGGTTGTTGTATCTTCTTCTTGCCATTTTATTTACTTTTTTCATATTATTACAAAATCGTTATCGTATGTGTTTTCTGTAGTGTATTCTCCAGAGTGTACATCAAAGGTATTAAAATTAGTTTGATCTGTGCAAAAAATAGAACCTCTATATATAATTACAGAGCCATTCTTTATAGCAAATGAATAAAATCTTCCTTCAATCAAAGCAAAACTACCTGTAACAGTCATATAACCATTGGAATTAGCCACAGTAACTGAAACTGCACTTGTTGTTCTTTTAGATTTATCTGTTAGTTCAAACGTTACTGAGCTTGGTGTACTTCTAGGAATTACTTTAAAACTCTGAGCATTTGTTGATGTTGTTAATATTACCATATTATAAATAACAACAAAACCTTAATTTGTTTTCATAAAAAAAGGGACACCGAAGCATCCCTTTTATTAACCTAATTAAATTTAGTTCTTATGAATTAGAACCTTGTGTTATAGTACTAATACCAGCATTTGTTAAAGTAGTACTAACAGATTCTGTTGCATCAGCTTTTTCTATAAAATTAGCTGGCACTTTTTCCATTCCAGTCAATGTAAGTGTATAACCACTTAAATCTCCCATTGCAGCACCAGTTACTATTGTTCCACCAGAAACATCAGCACCGTTTTCTAATCCCATAACAAATAAGTTTTTGTTATAATCTTCAACAATTACATGAGGACGACCATAAGCCATAAGCTTAAGCTCTTTATTGTCTTCTTTAGTTAATTTATGTAGTGTTAAATTTAATGTTTGTTCAAAGAATGTTGTTCCATTTTCTCTTGAAGAGGTTATATTTTGTTCAAATGAAGAATTACCTTTGACATCATACTGTAAAACTGTTAATCCAGTTCCTAAAGTATCAATTACATCTGTATCAGTTGCGTTATATGCAACAGTGCCAAAATCTCCAAAGTCAGCAAAATAAACCGCTTTAATGCCACCAACAACATCTTTACAAGGTTCTTTTCTACCTAATGATAAATCGCAAGCCATAGTTTATTATTTTATTATAAAAAAAGGGTAAGTAGGCAATTACCCACCTACCCTAATTTTTGGTTAATTTAATTTATTAAGAATAAAGAACAATCTCTGATCCTATTCCGTACTGTACTCCAGAAGTAAATCTCATAACAACTCTTACGTTTTGAGAACCATCTAAGTCAGCCATATCAATAACTTTTACTTCGTTGTGATCTGATAATAATCCAGTTCCAAAGTATAGATTTGATTTTTGAGCAGCAACAGCTCTGTTGTCAGCTAAACCGTTAGCAACAAATAATTTTACACCATCAAAAGATAATGCTCCATTTTGCCACCACATAGTTCCTTGTCCTCCAACTCCGTTAGCTCCTATGTCAGATACATTTTCTGTTCCAGCAGCATTTTGTAGTATTCCATATCCTCCTAGTGCTCTAATGTAAGCTCTAGCAATGTTTTGTGATACATAGATGTATAAATCTTCTTTACCGTAAAGTTGAGAAGGAATAGCATCAACAATAGCTCCTAATTGAGCAATAACGTTAGCAGATGTTACAGTAGCAGCAGCAACGTCAATAACGTCAGCATCAGCAGCCATTAAAGTTGTAAATCCGTCAAATTCACCAGCGTTAGCATTAGCACCTTTCCAGATGTTGTTTTCTGTTTTTTCAGCAACTAATCCTGCAACATGACCAATTAAGAAGTCACTGAATTTAGGAGGTAAGTTGTCAAAAGCAGAGTAACCCATAGATACAGCTTCCCAGTCAGATCTAAAATCTTTCTTACAAAGCTCTAGGTTTACTTGGAATTCTTCTGGTTGAAGAACTCTTTCAGTTAATGTAATAGTTGCAGTGTCAGTGAAATCACAAGTTGCATCTTTGATTACGTTAGAATCAGTAGCAAGTTTTTTGATTACTTCTTTGAACTTTACGTTTGGTTTAATTTCAACACCACCTCTATCTAGTGTAACACCTGATAACAAAGCAGCAGAAATATACTTACCTGCAAATTCTCCAGCATAAGTAGTTGTAATTGATGTAGTAGTAGCCATTTTTTAATTAATTTTTAGTTTTAGTTTATTTTAAATTAGCAATTCTGTTCATTACCCTATCTCTAGTGTTCATTATTCTGTTTTGAGCAAAAGATTTTAGGTTTTGTTTTACTTCCCCTTCAGGGTTGTGTGAGATTGGTTCAGAAGCAGGTTCAGCAGATAACTTTTCTATTTCTTTTTGCATAGATAGTTTTTCTTCACTGTAACCTAATTTCATTTCTTCAATCATGTTTTTTAATTCAGAGATTTTCGATTCAAATTCGTCTCTTCCAACGTATTTAGTTTCATCCATCTCAATTTCTTCAGAAGCTTCTTCCATAACAGGAAGTTCTTCTTGTAATTCTTCAGAAACAACTTCTTCAGTAGATAAATCCTCTTTTACATCTTCTTGACAAGCAAGTTCAGTAAGTTCTTGTGATTTTAATTCTTCTTCTTTAATTTGTTCCGATAGATTTACTTCTTCTTTAACTTCAACTTTTTTTACTTCATCTTTTTTAACTAATGATAGTTTTTCCATGATGTCGTTCAAAATTGATGTAGCTTTAGTGTTTTCCATAAATTTCGATTATTAAATTAATTTATTACTTAAATAACTGTATATAAAAACCTTGTTAGATTTTTATCCTTTTTTCTGTATTATAATCCATTCCGCTCCACTTGACCACAACATTAAACCTTCATAAGCTACATTTAATTCATAAGAACTTGAAGAGCCGTCTAACTCTTGTCCTGCAATAGGAGTTAAATTAACTCTTGTGTTTGTGTTAAACCCTCCATTTGTTACAAATCTTATTAATCTGTTTGTGTTTTTAGAAGTTGTAGCATCTGGCAAAGTCATAGTCATGCTTCCAGAACCTCCTGACCAAGTTAATTTTACTAATCTTGTATCGTCATAAGCTGCATCGTCTAAATCAATAGTATCTCCTGATGAAACAGTAATGTTAGTAGCGTGTATATAATTTATGACTTGACTTATAGTTCCTTTTTTTGTTTCGCTACTTTGAACTACTGCAAATGTTTCTGTGCCTTGTAACTCTGTAGCTGCGTTTAATTGTGATATTTTTTTACTCATTATTTATAATTTTATATTTTGACCATTTTCTTGTTGTAAATTTGCACCGCTTTCTAGTAGTATAACTCCTTCTCCTGTTGTTCTTCCTACTCCTTGTGCTCTTAGAGTGCCATCGCAACACTTTCTTGAATATGTGCCATTTTTACACAAGCAACCTCTTTTGTCACCTCTAGGTGATGACATTCCTAATGTTTCGTTTGATTTACTCATTTATTTCTCCTAATTCTTTAAGTTTACCTCTTGACCAATTTAATCCAGCTTTACCACCCCATAATAAGTATGATATAGTTCCACAAGCTTTACTATCTCCAGCATCATAGTAAGTTTCTGCTCTACTTAAATAACTGTACATTCTTTTAATTGTAGATACAGATAATTTTTCTCCTCTAGCTAATTGTTGAGCTCTTACTTTACCTACGCTAGTTGCACATTTATTATTTACCTTTTTATTTAGTTCAATACCTCTTTTAGCGTTGTTTCTAACACCACTTCCGTAATCACTATAAGTTTTAAACTCATACTTATTGTCTAGTATTGAATTAGCGATCTCTAACAATATTTCTGTAGCTTCTTCTTCATTGTGTATTTCTTCTAATTTACTCATAGCAATTTTATCAGTAAAATACCCTTCTATAGAAAATCCTTTTACTAAACCTGTCTTAACATAATTATCCCAAACCTCATCATTATTTACTTTCATAGAAACCATCCATGTTCCTACTGGCAAATCCATACCGTACTTTCTTGACTTATCATGCACTTCATCTTCTATGATCCACGATTCAACTACAGATAACCCATACAATTCAGCTTGATGTTCTAATGTAGATTTGTTTTGATTACCTCTCATTAAGAATAATTGAGACGCTTGTCTTACTGTATCTTCACTAAAGAATATATAATACTCATCCTCTCCATTTCTTCTGTATATATTTTTATTAGGCACAAGTGCAGCTCCCATTAATATCTTTTTTTCTTTATCAACTTCAGCAAGTTTTACTTCATGTTGTTTAGATAATGCAATAAAGTTTTCTTCTATTGCTGGTTCATCTACAATAGATATAGCTTCTATTCCAGATAACTCTTGTTCTTCGTCTATAATTAACTCTACTATTTTCATATTGAATTTATTTTAATAATTAACCTATTGTTGCTCCTGTTGTTATACTTCTATCTAATTCTTGAGCTGTACTAATATCTCCGCTTACTACATAAGCTCTTAATGGTTGACCAAATTGTGCACCAATAACTTGACCTAATTGATTCACACCGCCTTGTCCAACTACATTAAAATCTGGTGCTTGTATTTGTACATTTCCTTGACCTCCTGTAACTGCCGAGCTTTCTTTCATTGCAGGTGTTTTAACAGAAGTTATTGCTCTAACGTTTGCTAAACCTGATGCAACTGCCGAAGCAGCAGCAACGACAGCTCTAGGAACTGATGTTGGATCACCAACAACTATTTGTGAATCATAAGCTTTTTGTGCTGCTGAATAAGTTGACACTAAAGTTCCTGCT